CTTCTTCACCGTCCTGAGAACTGCAGCAAGTAGCCCGTAGTTCCTGCGCTACCGCCTCTGGTATAGTTTCGCCAGTAACCGTAGCCCGTGCCATTTCAGGACTAAAGCCGTAAAGCTCAGTAAGTACAGAAATAGCCGAAGCCTCCTCTATCATTCCTTGCTTAACATTCTGAAGTAGGGTAATGATTCCAGAAACACCACCAACTGAACCTTTAAGTGCTGCCTGCGCGTCCTTAGTTTTACTATCTGTTCCTGCTTCTTCTTTCTTAACTACTTCCAGACCTATCTTTTCGCGTATCTCGTCAGGTGTCATAACGGATATAACCGTAGATTCCGAGAACTGTATACTAATAGGCTCCGTGTCTTTAATTACCAAACGACCCTCAAAGCCTTGCAAAGCTGCAAGCTCGTTAAAGACTCGTTCTATAAACTGTTGGCGGTTGTTTACGTAGGTGTTTTGAAATAGCTCAAAGCTATCTACTAACTGGTTACGGCTTGTAAAAATTCCGTCTTCTTTAATACCGAAAAGTGCAGGGTCGGTTACTTGATGTCCTGCGTAAATTTCGCGCTGGACCGTTTTGTTAAGAATATCAAAGCGCTTGTCGTAGTCGTTACCGTTTAGCTGCTGAACTTCTACCCCTCTGTCTTTTGAGTCTGCAAAGTTTAGAACAATAGAGCCAGCGTTTTCCGCACCCGTAAATTTTTCTTGTATTTGGCGTTCTATTTCCGTTTGCTCCTCTAAAGATGGCTCCCCATTGTAGAATGAAATTATAGTTGAGCCGACAAAGTTTCTTTGAATTGCAGAAAGATGGAAGGTTTGTATGTTTACGTCAAGCTCAATATAACCCGTAGAACCTAAATAGGTGGGTAGTGGGTAGTATTTGCAGTCTGGACTATAACCTTTAACGTAAAGTAACTGTTTGCCCTCTGGATTCTGCCAGTTAAAAGCCTCTATCTTATCTACTTCGGGGTTGTGCTTACTCCAGTCTTCAGAATAGTAATAGCAGGAGCCGTCTTCGTTGCTTCTATAGCGTGCAAAGTCTGCGTGGTATATAGCGGCTATCTTCTCATTCAATTGGTCGTAAACAATTTCCAAAGCAAAGCCATTGTAAAGCTCGTAGTCTAACGCTACCTTCTCCAGAATGTCGTCCAGCTTTTCGTATTGGTTCGGGTGTTTAACGAACTGCTCTAATTTACCAAGCTGAAAGGTGTTAAGCCCTTCACCATCTACGGTCCACCCCTGACCTACGACATAGTCTTTTTTAGAGTTTACAATAGCGTGGTGCTTTGCGCTTCTTCTGTATAGGTCAAGTAAGTACTCAGGGTAACGGTTTTTCCATTCGCCCTCAGTTCCGAACTGAATCCAGTCTTTACCTCTTACCTCTTTAAAGTCTGGCACTTTCTGAGCGCCAAAGTTTACAATTGAAAGTTTGTTACTCTCCATAGACTACGTATGTATTGTTTCCACCTGAGTAGGTAGTTACTGGTGCGGTGGTTCCTGTTACTTTAACTATTCCTTCTTCTAACATTAGTAGCCCGGTGGGGTCTACGTTAGAGCTGGAACTATTCGCGTAAATGTAGTACCTCCATTGGCCGTCATTCTCTAACTTTACTTCACCACTTGCAGGGGTCGCAGTTCCTGCCCCTACTTCTGGTATCGTGAATTTGTTAAATCGGTTAGGGAAACTACTTGAATCCTGAGCTATACAATATACTACTGTCTCCGTTGTATCGCTCCGAAACTCAAAAAGATAGTAGGCAGCCGTCCCCCTTTCTGTTAAGGTTACCGCTACGGTATTCGCGCTATTTCGTAAAATGTTTATCACACCGATAAAACGCAAATCTCTACGTCTACGTTTGCTGTGTTAGCTTCTACGGCTATGGTATCAATATCTACAAATGCAGAAAAAGAACCTGCCGAACCGTCTACGTCCATTGAACCACTTGTTAAAATAAATGAAGAGCCAGCTAACACTTTAAAGTCTGCTGATTCTGCACTATTCTTCTTAACTCGCACCCTCATAAAATTAGTGTCGTCTAAGTTGGTGATACGGAAATATCTAACGTTAGCTCGTATATATTGTCCAGAAGCTACGGCAGTACCGAAAGTGGCTATTGTCTGTTCTCCTGAACTAAGGGCAGTAGCTATTCGTCTATCACATTCGTTTACGTTTGCAATAGATAGCGTATTCGTGCCGCCTTGGTCAGAACCGTTTAAAAATATACTTTCAGTTATCGTTATCGTTGCCGTGGCAGCGCTTATCGTTGAGGCCATTAGGTG